CCGCCAGCCGATGGCCCGATTCCGTCAAATTCAAGCGCACCGCCTTCGACATCGTTGGCCGTATAAGCCGTGGTGTCATTCGGGCGGGCGAAGGATGCAACTGCTGCAAAGCCTTGGGCAACAACAGCCACCCGATGCGCGAACGTCCCGTCGCCCATGTCGACGAGTTTGTCCGTCGCACCAGCAACATTGGAGTTAAACGTCTTGTCCGTCATCGACTCGGCTCCGCGTTAAGAGGAACCGGGCCGTCGCACAATACGGCGGCCCGGAGTATTATCAACCGTTAGCCGAGCAGCGTAACGATGTGCTCGTCCTTGGACGACGCGGTGCCCCACGCCATCGACACTTCGTATTTGACCTGGCGATACATCTTGTAGAGCGCCAGTTCGAACACGAGGCCGGTGATCGGGTCGGTGATCGTGGTGCGATCGACCGCCATGTCGCCACCCTGCGGAAGCGCCGGGGCGCGAGCCGCAAGAATGAGCGCAGTGCGCGCGAACGCCACGTTCGGCGAGTAGGCCGAGCCGACCGTGACCGCCGAATTGTCGGCGACCGCGGTGAGCAGGCCCGGCTTGGCGATCGTGACGTTGCCACCCGACAGCGCGCCGACGACCACATACTTGTGGGTGTCGCCCGCGATCGTGATGACGTCGCCCGCCAGGATCGTGCCCGTGCCGGTGTCGACCGGAATCACGGTGTCACCGACCGCAGCCGCCGCGTTGTTCACGAGGTAGCCGCTGCCCGTGCCGGCAGTGTGCGAAACGAAACCGCCCGAGTTGCGGAGCGCGAAGCCCTGCAGTCGGTCGGTCATGCCGTTGCGCAGCATGTCGGACGAACCCGCCTCGTTCACCTTGAACAAGACGTTCTGCTTGCCGCGGAGGTTCGCCATCGCAGCCGAACCGAGCGCGAGCTGCAGGTCCGACTTCGGGGCGCCGTTGGCTTCCAGGATCTGGAGAACGCCAGCGGTGTCCGACAGATCGCCGGCGGTGCCGAACGGCGCGGTGCCGGCGGTGCCGTAGGCGCGCGAGGCGTGAGTGACGGCGGTCAGGGCCAGGTCGGCCTCGATCGCGTTCGTCAGGTTACGCATCGCCTCGGCGAACTGGTCGACCATGACCGGGTTCAGCGAACTGCCGATGGACAACTGCTCCTCACCGGACCACAGGACCGGCGAAGCCTTGGACTTGGTGATGACGATGTCCTTGTAGCCGACCGTGGTGCCGCCCGTATTCGCGGGGAGCTGGCCGGGCACAATGTCTTCCAGCGGGCCGGCGGTGCCGACCGGCGAGCGGACGGTCTGACCAACGGCGGCGCGTTCGGCGGACGCATCGCGCTTGCAGGCCGGGATGATGCCGACCATCTCACGCGAAACGACGTTCAGAGCCTCGTAGACGACCGGGATGATGCCAGTCAAAGTGTTGCTTGAAGCCATTTATTTCCCTTTCAGGGTTGACAGTGATGAACGGAGGTGTATTGTAAGTGGATCATCCGATCCGAGCGCCCCGTTGCATCCGCAAACCTGGGCCGTAGCGACTCACAGGTTTCCCCATGAGCAAACCTTGCTTGGTATCCGACTGCTCGAACGACGCTGCTCATGCCGCGAACGGCAAACGCGGAATGTGCTCAATGCACTATCAGCGTTGGAAAAAGCACGGCGATCCGCATCGCGTCGACAAAGTCGCAAGTCCGGCTAAGGACTGGCTCCTTGCTCACGTCAAATTTCAGTCATCCGACTGTCTGACGTGGCCGTTCCACGTCGGAGACGATGGCTATGGTCGCGTCCATCGTTTCGACAATGGTCGTCTGACCACCGCATCTCACATGATGTGCGAACTGGCACACGGTCCTTGTCCACCGAAATACGAAGCCGCGCATTCCTGCGGCAAAGGACACTTGGCGTGCGTCAATCCGCAACATCTCTATTGGGCGACGGCGGTTCGTAATCACGCCGACAAAATCGAACACGGAACTACGAACCGCGGTGAACGCCAAGGGTCTCACAAACTGACAGAAGCCGACGTTCTCCGCATTCGAGAATTGGCCGGAACAAGACCGCAGACAGAAATCGGCGCTATGTTCAACGTAAGTCAAACGCACGTCAGCAGCATCGTTACCGGACGATGCTGGGGTTGGCTCGACTAGTCGACCAGCGCGACCTTATCGGCCATCGCCTTCGCCTTGCCGCCCGGATCGAGTGCTTCGAACGCCGTGCGGCTCATCGACTTGCCGCCACCCGTGCCGTTGGATTCGCGAGTGCCGCTGCCGGAATTCCCGGTCCCTTTCAGGATGGCGTCGCGATTGGCATAGGAGTCGACAAGCATTTCCAGTGACTCGTCGAAGTCGGCGATCTCGCCGGGCTTCGAACGAGAAAACAGTTTGTTGCCGGCCGCGTCGTAGCCGACGATCTTGCCGTCCTCGACCTTGAACCGCTGGCCAAACATGGCCTGCACCAGATCGCTCGGGACGGCGACTTTGTCGGCGATGAACTTGGAGCGGCTGAACGCGCCGCCGACCTTCTCGCCGTAAAGGTCGCTCTGGATCTTGTTGTAGTTGGTCTCCAGTTCCTTCACGCGCTCGTTGGCGGCCTTGACGGCGTTGGCGACCTGATCCTCGGCAGCCTTTTTCGCAGCGGCCTTGATCTCGTCGACCTTGCCTGCGGCAACGAGCTGACCGGAGTCCAGATTGGCGGTGATCTCCAGCGCCTTGCGCGCGGCCTCGGCGTCGGTAATTCCGTCGAACGCTTTCAGTTTGGCCTCGGCGGCTTCCTTCGCTTCACGGTGCGATTTCGCCTCGCCGTTCAACCGCGAAATGGTCGCAACGGTCGTGGGCGCGTCGAAGGCGATCGTCTTTCCGTCATCGGCGAGATACACCGGCTTGCCATCCTGCACTTCGGCGTAGGTCTTGCCGTCAACTTCCAGGGTCTTGAGCTTCATCTAAACTCCTTGGTCATCCGACCTATTGCGCCCCTTGCATCCGCGTTGGGGCAGGAACACCGGGAGCGGGTGCCCCCGGAATCTGTTGGGGCGTACCGACTTCCGGTGCCTCCTCGACGTCACCCGGCAATTCATCCAGGAGACGTTCGTCCTCGGTGTCGACGTCGAACTCAGGCGAGAGAATTCCGCGCCGACGCATTTCGTGCCAAAATGTGCGCTGCGACAGGTCGCCGGACGCGCGCATGGCCAGCAAAGTCGGCTGGCTCTTGTCGTCTTCCAAGCCAACGTCGAAGTCGGTGTTGATCGTGACCTTGGCGCGCTGGTCTTCCTTCAACCACATCGCCGTAAGCGCGAGCGCCTTTTCCAGCGCATCCTTGAGATTGATCGCCCAAGCCTGGATGGCAGAGTTGCCCTTTTGCGCGGCGAACGCCGTCGTGATGACGGTCAGATTGCCGGTCTGCGCGGTGAGCGGCTGGCGCCCCAACTCGCGAAGGTTCTGAATCGTCTCTTTGATATCGTCGGCCAGGAACCGCAGCGACGTGGCGGACGGTTCAATGAATCCCCAATGCGAAATGCCGTGACCGCCGCTCCCCGACGGGACGGCGTACAAGACAGCCTTCGGACCCAACTTGACCGGAAGCGGGAAACCGTCCGGGCCGGTCTCGGGTGTCACGCCGTCGCCCGACAACATCGGAAACGCGGTCGCTTCCTTGATCGATTTAAGCCCGCTTTCCTGCTGGAAAAGTTCGATCTGCAGGTCGGCCGCGTCCTGCATCGACGGCACAAGTTGCCAAGGCGAACCGCAGTGGCGACCGGTCGTAAACGGCACAAGCGGGATAACGCCGATCGTCACCGGGCCGGATTCGATCTCGACCCAAATGCGGCCGACGTTGGCGTCGCCCTGTTGCTCCTCGAACAACTGCCACGTCGCGTCAGCGTATCCGCCGCCCGCGAGTGGCGCGCGGTTGAACACGCGCACGCGCTTGAACGTGACTTCGCCGAACCCGTCGCGCTCAACCACATCCTCGCGAATGCGGACGTGCGTCAGAATCTCGACACCGCCGACGATGTCGCTATAGACCGCAATGACGCGCTTCGCCGGGATGTGAACCCAATAGGGGCGAGCGCCAATTGCCTTTTCGTCGGCAATCGTTGCCTGCGCCGGCACGTCCTTGGTGTAGTCGACCAGGATCCAAGTGATCGCGTGCGAGATACCGTTAAAGAACGTCGACTGCGCAAAGACGTGGAGGTGGTTGCCCTTGCCGTCGATGTCCTCGACCAGCTCCGTCACCCGCGGGGACGCGCTGTCCTCGGTGACGCCCATCTCCTCGGTGAACGGCTTGGCTGCCAGGTTCTCGACGATGTCGCGGAAGACGTTCGTAAACTTGGCGTTCTTTCGCCGGAATTCGTAATCCTCGGCCGTCTCGTTCTGAAATTTGGGCAGATACTTTTGCCCGGCCGCACGCATGGTCGCAGCGCCGCCGAGAATGGCGTCGACCATGTCCCAATACGGCTCCATCGCCGTATAAGCCGAACTCGGGGTATCTGGCTTCGGAGCGGCCATTAGTGTCCTTGATATACGCCGAACTGCGCTGTTGGCTTACCGTGCCGCACCGCTTCAAGCGCGTAGCGCAGCGAGTCGATGGTGTGGTTTTTCTTGTCGTCGAGAATGGACGTGATCTCGTCTGTTTTCGGGTCGATTTTGTACGTGTAACTTGCGAGTTCATCCCCGACGTGTCGGCAATCCGGATGCACAACAATGTCGTATGACTTCAAGAACTCGATGCCGTCCTCAACCGATCCGGCACCTTTCAGAGCCGATCGCATCAGCGGAAATCCGGCATCCCGCATGTACGAAATCGTTTCGGGTCTGGCGCTATCTGCTCGAATCGGGACGCGCCGGATTAGCGATTTCCAATTCGGGTCAACGGCCTTTTGCTCACTCCACGCCGGGTCGACCTTGTCGAAAAGCCGCGGCGTCTGATTTATGCCGCACCCGAGCGCCCATGCTTCACGCCAAACGTAGAGCGTGCGACCTTCGATAAAGCAGACCACAAGAACCGTCGGGTCGACCGAAAAGCCCCAATCGGCGCCGCCGTACAGAATGGTCCCCGCCTTCGGCGGCTCGAACCATTCGATCTTCCAGTTCTTGAATACTCGCGCTTCCGACTTTTGCTCGTAATCGCCGAGCCAGATGTGCGCGTAGTTTTCCTTGTCGCGGCGCTGGTCGAAATCCTTTTCCTCAACCAGTTCCGTCTCGTGAAACCAAGGATTGTCTTGCCAGTTGGCGCGCACGACCGTACTGCGTGGCGGCAACTCAGGTCCACGCAACAACGCGTCGACCGGATCCTTTGGACTCTTTGGGTTCCACGAGAACCATAATTCGGAGTTTGGCTTGCGGAGAGTCGGCCGCAGCATCCGCAGCGACGTTTTGGAAAGCGTCTGCGCTTCCTCGACCCACGCTACGTCGTAACCTTCCAGCGACTTAATCGATTCCGCAGTATGATTTTGCATACCCTGGAAAATGATAAGACCGTCGCCGGGTGTCTTGATCTCCGCCTTCTGGACGTCGAATTTATTGCCGACGCCAAGTTTCTGTATCTTCAACTCAATCGTGCGCTTGGCCGATTGCGCCAGCGACTTTTGAACTTCACGAATGCAAACCGCGCGTAGACCCGGCTGCACCAGCGCCTTTTCCACCAACATCTCGGCGAAAAAGTGCGACTTGCCTGACCCTCGACCGCCGTGTGCACCCTTATACCGACTCGGGTTCAGCAGGGGCAGGAACGCCCGTGGCGTCTGGATGTCCAGGATCAATTACAGTCCGCACAATTGCAGTAATCGGTTGACCGGGATCGGCCGGTGCCTTGGGCACAGCGCCCTTGCCAATCGCGCCCTGTTCCTCGGCGATCTGGCGCATCACGGCGCGGGCCTCGGCGGGCTGGTTATTGCCGGCGTACCATTCGGCCTGCTGGCTCAGTGCGATCAGGCGGGCCTTTTGCTCGGCGAACGGCGCGACTTCGGCCAGGTCAGCATCGGGGCCAAGCAGGCGCCGACGCTCGGTATAGAATTCGTCGGCCAATCCGGGCGGCAACAGCGCCACGCGCGGGTGGCATGCGTTGACGTCGTCCTCGGTGCAGGCGGTGTCAGGAAAGCGCATCCTGAACGCGTCACAAATCACCCGCGGCGTATCGAACGCGGCGAGGCGGAGAACTATGAACCGCTTTTGCGCCGCTGTGTGTTCCGCCACTTCATTTGCTGCAGCTAAAAGTAACCCTCTCGCCTTCGGCGTACCTGATGCTCGCTGGCAGGCTCCCCGTCGGGTCCGAGCCGGCGGATCAGCACCTTGCGAATGAGGCGATCAAACCCCGCGCTATCTACCCGAACAGTCCCCGCCACGGGACGTCACGCGAGGTGGGTAGTGCCCTTCCGTCCGACGCCCCGCCGGTACGACAAAAGCCCCTGATTTCAATGCCTTATGGCTATCGGGCTTGTCGGCTCCGCCGGGTTGGCGCCGGGCGGAAAGGTATTTGCGAGGTGGATAATACACGAAGATGGGAGGATTGTCAACCGACAACCGCATCCACCAGCCGCTCGATCTCCTCGCGCGACATTTCGGGGTGCTCGATGCCCATCTCGCCGATGACCCATGATCGGCGTTGAGCGCGACGATGTGCTGCCTGTTCCGCCGGCGATAGTGCGTTGAACCGATCGACTGCCGCTTTGACCAGGGCGTCGAGTTCGGGGTTGGGCTTGCTCATCGTCGCGGCCCCCGCCACGCCGCCACAACGTCCGGCCAGGCGTCATCGACCGCGACCATCGCGCCAAGGATCATCACCGCGGGCACGTACAGGAACGCGCCAACGACAGCGAGCGGCCGGCGAATCCAGGGGTTGCGGATGTCGGCGATCATGGCATGCGCGCCGTAGCCGCCGCGATGTAGACGATTGCCTCAACGACTATCGCCAGCGTCGACGTGATGGCGAAAGGAATCCACCACCACGCATCGGGCGTGCCGAAATCGTGCCAAACGGCAGACGCGATCCAGAGGGAAATCATGGCCGCCCCTGATTGGCCGCCATGTGCTCTGGCCAGAACGCGCTCACGAACGATGGATAGTAGTCGTCGGAGTTGTCGGTTCCGACTTCCAAAACCGTCTTGCCGGTCACCACGTCGATCATTTCGAGAGTGTCGTTCGTGTTACCGTATCGGTCGTCGGGTTTCTTACGGACCAGCACGCGGCAGGGCTGGAACACGTTGCGCAATTCGTCGGTCGGAGAGACGAACAGTTTGCCGAGATAACTTCGGTAGCCGTCGCTCGGATCCTCCGTGGCGGTATAGACGACGCCGTCGAGTCGAAAGCGGATGCAGTTCGCGTCCTCTAAATCATCACGCCATTCATACATCTTTACCTTTTCGACGAACGTATCAACCGCGTCCAGAACGTGCTCGCCAACAAGGCTCATCAGTTCGACGTCGCTCATCGCTGGCTCCTGTTGCTTGGCAGCCCATTGACCAAATTCGACCGCACGCCCCACGAGTCCTCGCCGAACTCGACCGGCTCGACGCGAACCTGGTGGCCTCGCTTCGCCCAATACGCGGCGATCGTGCGGCAGAGCGCATTGGCGCCGGCGCGGGAAAGGAGGTCGGGAATTTCACTGTACGGCACGGGCGCCCTTTCCAATCACGTCGTCCAAGTCAACGCCGACGAGTTGCGCGACCTTGCGAAGAATCTGCATCTTCTCGTCGATCTCGCATTCCGGCTCGCCGTTGCGCTCGTCGTATTCCTTGGCGCGCTTGAGCAGTTCCTTCATTTCGAGAACCTGACGTTTCAGTTCCTCGAATTCGGCGCGGGATATGACAGGCTCACCGATCGGCATGACCTTGAACGGCTGCACAGGCTTTGTGGTTGGTTCGAACCACGGCGCGGGTGTCCACATATCGCGGTAGTGGTCACCGACCATTGACACGACGCACATTATTGAACGCTCCTGTCGGCACGAGCGGCCTGTTCCTCTGCCTCTATGGATTGCTCAACCGCCTCGTCGTACTCGACGATGCAGATCGGCGGCATGTCCTTGGGGCCGACGCGGTGACCAGCCGGCGTGAAGTAACCGTGGTTCGGATCCGGTGCGACCTGGTAGCCGAGGGTCAGGAAGATGTCCTGCAGCGTCTCGGCGAGGTGGGATTTGGCGACCGTGTTGCGGCCTTCGATGTAGATGGTCAGTTCGTCGGGCTGTGGCATGGCGTGACAATAAGCCAAGAACGGAGTATTGTCAACGGAAATCGCGAGTCAACCGTTACGTCTTGAACGGATTGCTGTAGAGCGTACCGTCCGGGAAATGATAGCGACCGCACTTTTCACACGCCCACCGAGCGTAGAACGGCTGCGGGTCGGCCGGCGCGTCGACGGCAAACGCACTGGTGGCAGTTTCCCGGTAAACCGGTTGTAGATATGGTGTCGGGCCGTTGTCGTGACCACAGTGGAGACACCGCATCACTCGCTCCCACGTTGCTGCACCTTATATACCCACGCCCGACTGCACCGCGCCAGCTCCGCCACGCGCGCCGGTTCGATTCCCTCGCGCAACAGCCCAGCCACCAGGATCGCCACATCGCTGCCCCTTGGTCGCGGCGCGCGGGGCCGATCGGGTCGATGGCGCCGCAGGGTAGTGTAGACCGTGGATAGGGACGTGGCGAGGCGGGTGGCGATGGCGGCGGGGGAATGGCCGGCGTCGGAGAGGGCGAGGATGGTGTCGCGGGTGGTCATCACCAGCCGTTCGCTGTACGACTCGCAGCCTCAGAATTACAAACCTTGGCCGACGTCGGCAGAGGCCGCCACGCAGTCATGTACGGCCATTGATGCGGGATACGCTGCTTGAAGTGATAGTCGCGAAAGCATTCGCCATCCCACCAACACATATCGATCTGCGGGCCTGCTGTGGTTATGAGGAACGCGTTGCCGTTCTTTGGAGCCGTTTCCGGCGGCTGCCACCTATCGTTTGACCCATCCGTCATGTTATAATTCCCGTGGATATTCGCCACAACAATACACCGTCACAACGCACTGTCAACCGCTATTTGCAGCGGCAGGCAACGGGACAATAATCTCCGCCCCGTCCGCCGTGACCTGCCTCGCGCTGGTCCGCGAAGCACCATTCGGCAACAGAATGGCCGAGCCGTCCGCACGGATCCACCGCGCCTCTCGCACGCGCTCCGCCAGCCCCGCCGCCAAGGCAACGCCATCCGCAACAACCGCGCCGTCCTGCTCCCACACGCGCCGAATCGCCTGCCACCCGCCCGACCTATCGGTGCCACCCTTCCACGACGCAATCAGCGCCGCGCCCGACGGCACGTCGAACAACTTCGCAGTGGTCGGCTCGGAGCGTTCCGACCGCATGTCGAACGCGCAATGCGGACAGTCCAGCGTGCCCTTAGCGACGGGGACCAGGCACGCCGGACAATTCTTGGTCATCACCGCGTCGCATTTCCAGCAGCGCGCCGCGGCGGCAGCGTTGCGCGTGCCGCACTCGTCGCAGGAGACCAACCGCGCTTTGGTTTCGCGGGGACGGATGAAGTCAAGTGGGCCGTGAGTCGAAATGTTCCCGCCCCAGTCAAAAAGTAGACCATCAGACTTGCCGGCGGCGATCGACGACTCGATGTTGCCACCAACGGTGCGCAAGAGCCGACCGCACACTTGAATATATTTTCCGAGGCTCTTGGTGGCGAAGCGCATGGCGAGCAAGTCGACGCGTGGATTATCAAACCCCGTTGTCAGCACATCTTTGTTGACGATCGCCTGCAGTTCGCCGCGGCGGAATGCCTCGATATTACGTGTTCGCTCGGCGTCCGGCATGTCACCTATAACCAGGCCGGCGCGAATGCCCCACTCGTTAAGGCGCTGACACATTGCGCGTGCGGCCTTGACGGACGCCTCGAAAATGAGCCACGCGCGACGCTCGCTGCGGTATGGAATCAACTGGCAAATGTGATTATCCATTTGCGCGAGCATCTGCGTGTCTTGCGAATCACCCGTGTACTCGCCTTGTCGCGTCTTAAGCGCAGACAAGTCCATCGTATCCGTGACGCTGGCCGAGAACGCAGGGACAAGGTAGCCGTCGCGGATGCCGTCAATGATGGAATATCGGTAGACGACCTTATCGAACGGCGCTTCCTCGCCTTCCACAAGCGACCCGCCTTGCAAACGGAATACCGTGCCGGAAAAGCCGGCTTGGCGCGCATGTGGAAAACCGCGCAGGAATTGGCGGTACATGCCGGCCTGCGAATGTGGGATCAGGTGGCACTCGTCAATAAAGATATTGTCGATGTGGCCGAAGGCGGCAGCGTTGCGATATACGCTGTTAATCATCGCCACGATAACGGGAGCGCGCCATGTGCGCTCACCAAGCGAATCGCCGTTCAAGCCGCAACGCACGCCAAGCGACTGCAGAGCCGCGTAGTCCTGAAATGCCAACTCTTTCTTGTGGACGAGCACGATCGATCGTTCGCCGCGCTCGCACGCGCGCCGACACAGTTCCGCGATACTCAGAGACTTACCGGATCCAACACACGCGTCGACCAGTGGGCGCAACGTGCCGCAGCGCCACGCCATTTCGATGGCGTCGGCTATTTCGATTTGGTGGCGCCGAAGGGTAATCACTGCGAGGAGCGCATTTCCGGCGGAATTTCCGCCAAGCGAGCGTATTCCCCAAAATGCTCCACGGCCCCTCTATTGTAAGCGGCAACCGCGTCCTCAAGCCTCTCATGTAGACCAAGCCACACCCGACGCTTCTCTACGCTCAAAGACGCCTGCCACTTACCCGTAGCCCGATGTAGACTTACGCCTTTCACACCGCTCGTGTTTTGTGGAGACTTTCGTTTATTCGCGTGGTTCTGAGTCGCAGTCGCCGGACGCAAATTGGCAAAACGGTTGTCAGTTGTGTCGAGGTTCTTGTGGTCTATATTTCGCGGCATCTCACCGGTCATATAGAAATAGGCAAGCCTGTGAGCGTAGTACCGCTTGCCGTAAAGCGTAATCGCGCGATAGCCGTGGTGCGCGTTGCAACCGGCTATGTTACCCGCATTCTGAGTGTTCCATATACGGTCATAGTGCGAGCGAACCTCTCGCGGTCGCCACCTGAACTCACCGGTTTCCGGATTGTAGTCGACCAGGCGACGGACGTATTCGATAGTCAGAGTCATACCGCGTAGGATACACTACCGCAACGCACTGTCAACTTCTAAGTACGGCAGGCCCGACTGAAACGCCACGGGCTGCAACTGCCGCTGCCACAGGCACGGCGGCTTTTCCTCGTCGTGGTCCCACGACAGCCGGCACCGACGACACTGGTAATCGCCGGTTGACAGGCGGATGGCGTCACAGTGGCTAGTTGCGCTCATCGAACAGGTCGCCTTGTCGCGAGATCATCGTCGCCATCCTCCGCCTCCTCGAACCGATGCAAGAACCCGATCGCGCTCACCAACTCGCCGCGGCGCAATCGCGGCACGTTCGGCTGGCTGTCCGGAATGCGCCAGATCGGCCGCTCGACGCATTTGGTGCGGCGGATCGGACGGCCGGAAGGGTGCGGATGCTTAGGTATTGGGCGCCCCATTAGTGAGCTGCGACAGCGCATCCTCGGCAGCGGCGACGCCACTCTCGACACCAGCCAAAAAATCCTCGTGGCCCTTGAACGCCTGGTCGCCGCGCGTCTCAACCGCGTCCAAACGAGCCGCGAGCGCATCGGCACGCGCCTCCAGCGCCTTGGGGATCGCATGCGACCGCGCCGCGATGGTGCGGAATTTGTCGACCAATGCCATTGCTTTGGATCCTTCGTTGAGTGCGGTTGCGATGACGCGTGCGGAACGGATGCGGTCTGTGGCGCGGTCAAGGGACGTGGTGAGGGCGTCGTCTGTGGTCCAAGTCGGATTGCCGGCCAGTACGTCAAGCGTAAACACCACATCGCGGGCGAACGGGCCGTAATGTACCGAGGCCGGCGCAGCAGAGTTGAACGTGTGAGTCTGTGTCGGCAATGAGCGAACAAGCGGCGAGATGACGCGCACCGAGTCGCCGTTGGCCCCCGAAATGCGCAGGACGTTGCCGCTGTTTAGAAGCAGTTGGGTCATTTCACCGCTTCCGAAATGGCGGTGTAGATCGACCACGCCATGATCTGCCACACCGTAACCCACCCAATGATGGCTTGGACGACAAGCCAGCCCGGCGTTTCAGCAGGCATTGGACCGCAATGCCAGAACCAAATCAAAAGCGCGCCGCACATAACCGCCAAAACGCCTCGCCAGAATTGCATCATCCTACCCCCAATGCCCGCTCGACCACGCGCAAGATGCGCTGCGGCGGCTCGATCGGCTTCTTTAAGAACAGCCCGTCATGGAGCCAGTAACGGACGCGCCACAGGGCGTCCTCGTAGTTTTCTACCGTTCCTTCGTCTGGCATCGCCTTGGTCAACCGGTCATTCTCGTCCAGTGCATCGTCGCGCTCGTTCTGCGCGGTGTTGCGCTCGAACGCCGCGGCTAGATCGCGTTCGAGGCGGGCAACATCCGCTTCAAGTACAGCGATGTCGCTCATTTCTTCACCCGCTTCTTGACGACACGCCGCTTGACGCCCTGCTTGTGCATGGCGACCACGGCATCGAGCGCCTTCGGGATGCGATGGCAGCGCAACAGCGAGACGATCGACTGCATCTCGTCGCGGATGTCCATGAGGACGGCGAGACGTGCGTCGGACGCAGGTATCGTGCCGTTGTCGTTGGTGTGTATCGTCCACCGCGCGTTTTTGTATCGCGTATCGGTCATCACCAGGCCCCAAAGCCAACCGCCGCCAGCAACAGGCACACGGCGAAGATGGCGCTACCGGCTAGATTTGCGAGTTCGTAGAGCATCAGGACACGCGCTCCTGTTTGGTCGTCAACTATACGCCGCGTGGGTGTATTGTCAACCTAATTCCGTGGCAGCGCGCCACTTGACCTTACACGCCAGCGTCGCCGGGTCTCGATCGCCCCCATTGGCCGCGGCCCATGCCGGAAAGCGCCAGTCCGCCCGCTCGATCACATCCAGCCCCTCTTGCACCGACCCGAACCGCACCCCGCCGAGCTGCCAGCCGGTCGGCCGGTGCGTGACGTAATAGCCGCCCAACGAATGCACATGCCAGCGGCTCGTGTCGTGGTCGTAAATGTGCGCCAAGGTGACGGCGAGGGGACAGGTTGCGTCGGGCGTAGCGCCCATGACCTGCAGGGGCGGGTTCATGTCGCGAGTGCGGAGCGTTACCGTCACTGAATGCACGTTACACCCACATCCACCGGATCCAGATAATGCACCGGCTTGCCGGCCGCTGTGAACACGTCGATCTCGTGCTGCACGCCAAACGAATCGCCCCAACCAGGCAGCATGCCGACGACCATCGCGGCGCTCGCGTCCATCATGGCGCGGTCGAACGGCAACCAGATCGCGTGGTCGAGGGGATCGATGCGCCCGTGAACGGCGATCGGGTGCGTGTGCGAGATCGGACAATAGACGCGCACGCCGGCGCGCAACAACACCGCCGCCAGGCGCGATGCGTCGACGAACGCAGCCTCGATGCCGTCGGCGTATTTGGTGTACGGCGTGCCGAGGTAGACGAGGGGGTAGGTCGCCAGTAGGTCAAGCACGCATCGTCTCCGTCGCCCAATAGACAGCGAGTCCGATTAAGCCGCCGGCAAGCGCACTGTGTAGGACCGCAGACCACGTTGAGACATCGCGAATCGCAAGGGCGATACATGCCGCCGCCACTGCGCTATCGATCCATAGCCAAAACACTCGCATCACGCGCGCCTCCCTTTGTTCGGCAATTCCAACGGGCAGTATTGCCGGCCGTGGGCTGTTTGCATCCAGTCGCCGATCCTAGCGTTCATCGTGCGCTCCCGCCGGACAGTCACGATCCGGCAGCGGCAAGCCGCGCCGTTTGCACTCCGCCGCAAGATCGATGAATTCATTCGACCGCGTCGCCCATGCGGAGGTATGGTTCACGATGGCGCTGTGACCGCGATGATCTTTGCTCCACTCGGCGAACGGAGCACGATGCGCCTCGCCGCGGGCAGCCGCAGTCCGCTGCAGTAATTGTTCGTTGGTCACGCCTGCCTCCCCATGCACACAGCCGGCCTCACCGGCAACTCCAACGGACAATTGCTCCGCGGATACACTCGCACCACCCGATCAACCTGCACCGGACGCGGCGGGCCAAAGTGCCGTGTGGCCGGATCGTATCGGCGCATCGTTGCCCACCCATCCGAGCCGTCGTGAAACGGCGTCACAGTGGTCTTGGGCACGATGACGCGATAGAGGCTCGGGCGACCGTCGCTGGAATTGACGTCGACCAGGGCGCCGCGTTTCAACGGTCGCATCCTACTTGCCGCGCTTCTTACCGGCCGCGCGACGTGCCGCCCGCCTTGTTTGAGGCGTGCTCTCTCCAGCCGCGTTGCTTTGTGCCGTCGCCACAGGCGTCACGATTTCGATTCGCACCAAACCGCGCACCGTCTCGACCGGCCATTTGCCGGACCTGATATCGCCGATCGGATCGGCGCCTTGGCGCACGATGTAGCCTTCGTCCTCGTCAGCGACGAGCACATGCGGCTGCGGCACGCCGTCGAGCGTGACATTCACGGCGCAACCGGCCTGCATGATGGTATTCCAGATGCGGAAGCCGATGTCCGTCTGGTCGACTGAGATTCGTTTCATGTCCTGTCCATTTGTTGTGTTACCACCGCAGCACGCCGGCCAGCGTCGCGCCGAGCACGAGCAACAGCGCCAATTGGCCCATTGTGATCGCGGATGCCCACGCAAAGTTACGCATCCACCGCCTCCAGCACATTGACCGGCCACGTCACATAGCCGCCCCACTGAGTCCGGATCCACGCCCAACCGTCCTCGACGGCGAGCACGGTGCCGATGCCGAACAGCCAGCGGACGCGGGTGCCGGGCTTAAGCATCAGTGCAGAAACACGTTGTAGAAGCCGCCGGCGCAGAGCAGGCCGTGCGTGATGAAAAGCGCGATGAACGTACCGGCGCGATCGGTCCAATCCTTGTCGCTTTTGGCGAGTGTGAGAGTCGCACCGGCGACGCTAATGACAATGAATGTGAGTTGGGGCCACATGGGCGCTCCTATTACGTTGGCCCGCATGATACGCTAGTTTCGTGTATTGTCAACGCAAATATGGCAAGTGGCCACGGCCTCGCCGTTGACCGTCACCAAGTTCGGCTCGTCGTAGTCCACGTCATCCGGGAGACAGTTGAATTGAGCGGCAATGGTGCGGGCGATCCAGTCCCATGCCGCGGCGGCGTCCGGGGCCAGCGTGCCGGCGAGGGGGTGGCCGTTGGTGCGGGTGAGGGCGAGGTGGGTGCGAGGCATGGCGTCAGCCCTCCCGTCCAACGAGCCACGCGCGCATGCGTTCTGCAGCGGCGATCGGCGACATCGGATGCGGGCCGATACCCTTCGCGTCGGTGATGGTGACGTTCTCCACGATCATGTCGCGACCTTCCATTATGGCCGGCACGCGGTCGTATCGTACTTCGACGGTCGCGCCAGCCCGGCGCATCCTATCCACGAGAACCTGAATCTCTTTTGTGCTGACCACGGCGGCGCTCGTCTCCGTTTCCAATAGGCACATCATACACCGACGCGGCGCACTGTCAACTGCATTGTCAACGGATAATCGCACAACCGGGGAGTATACCTAGGAGCCACAGGCAACCGGCTGAGTCTGTGTATATCGAAAAATGCCCATTTCATCGGTTCTTTTTCCGATTCGGAACAGTTAGAACATATACACAGACCGTTTGAAGAGTTCTACAGAAATAGGTCAATATTACTTACCTGTCTACTCATAATAGCAGTGTATACGTATAATCGCAGCGTACTGTGCGCCCCGTAGCCTATGTAGGCGGCCGTTCCGTTCATAAATTGTAATTCGCGCCAAATTCGCTATATGGGGGTTGACTTTAAGTCTGTACACACGCTTATAGCGCGCTGTTCTACGCTATGTAGACCTTCCGGTTGTGCTCGGAAAATTGCGAATAGAACAATAATTACAGTACGTTGACTGTCAACAGTTACTAGCGCAACGGAACACGTTAGAACAATTGAATATGAACGGGCTGTTCCGGTGCGTGTACGGCTGTGTACCGGACGGCCTCAAGCGGCTTTCTTGTCGGCTACGACTTTCCAATAAGCCTCTTGCCGTAACTCCGCCAATCGCCTCGCACTCAGTCCGACTAACGAGCGTCCCGCCAGTTGTCGCATCATATTTTCTATTTTCTCGGCCATCACGGCGCGGGCAGTGTACGCCGGACCATTGGGTGCATTGCTCCATCGTTTGCGAGCGGCTATTCGCAGATTGTTGATGTGCGATTCGGAGAGCACCTTGCCTTTTTGGTTCTTACCGAAATTTGGGTTTTTGTGAGTGAACTCGCCGTTCGCCCACTTCGCTTTCATGGTCGCGCTCAGTCGCGCCTTGGCCGCCTCGGACATGGGCTTACCTTGTCGGCGCCAGCTCATCATGTCGCGCGCTTCGTCCGACCAAACGTAGCCGGGAACACCGGAGCCGCCGTCCGCTCGATTGGTGCATCCGTGCGGGTTGATGATGCGGAGCTGGCGTATCCAGCGCCGCTCGGCCTCGCGCCAGTCGCCACCCACGGGCACGACCTGGATGACGTGCATCTTGAGCGCGCCATCGGGGCAGGCTGCGATGCGCTTGGCGGTAGCCGTCTTGTCGCCGCGGCGCCCGGTGTATGCGTGGTAATGCAGCCGATCGTCCGGGTGAACGGATTTGCCGCAGTAGAACGCCTCTCCGTTGGACGTATCCACGAGCCAATAAATCGTGGTGGGTGAATCGGCGACGCGCCGCGGCAAGGCAGCCTCCATTTTGGGTGGTGTGGACGATGGTGCACAATAATACACTTGACGCGGATTGTCAACCGTAGTACGGTGCTTGAAATGGAGCCGTAGCCATGAGCGATCTACTGACAAAACGTCCGATCGGCCACGACGAAGCGAGCGAATCGCTGCGCCGTTTTGAAAACGTGTTCTGGCGTAAGGATGCCGAAGGGCCGCGCGCCAGCATCCCGGCCAACCCCGATCGCGATGATGACCTGATCTTACATGCGTACATCGAGCAGCAGCGGGCGAAGGACGCGGAAAGGCACAGAGCGGACCAAGCGGTCTTGTGGCAAGGGCCGCGGTAATCGCCATGTCGACCCTCGTCAAAAAACACTTTTCCGTCCGACTGGAGGACGAACAGATGACCCGGCTTCACGCCGCAACCGATCGCGCCGCGGATCCGTATGCGCCGACCATCACGCGCATCGTCGAGCGTGGAATCGAATTGGCGCTGGCCGAGCTGGAACGAAAGGCTGCGGACCAATGACCACGAACCCCTACGCCCCGACCATCACGCGTGTAGGGCCGGCACTGACGGAGCTGTCGCAACAGGCGGGGACGGCCCAATGAAAGGCATCACCGACGACGAACTCCGCGCCGATGGCTGGTCGGAGATCGACATAGACCGGCTCAACTTCAACCCCGCGACACAGAAGCTTGACGGCAAGAACGTGCGGGACCGGGAAGCCGTCGAGGCTGCGATTAGGAACAAGGAGTAGGCCCGTGGCCAAGAAAATACCTGATGACGTGAAATGGTTCAGGGCAGATCGCGTGGGCCACAACGATGGCAGCCCGGTCGCGAGGGCAAACCCGCGTCGGCTTACCTACCTCGCCCACGGCAAAGGACACGTCATGGTTCGCCACCCCGGCTGTTCGCCGTTTGCGATCAGCGAAAAGCTGTGGCGCTCGTTTCCGCTTGTGGAGAAGGAATAGGCCCATGACGCCATCGCAGATCGCCGCCATGGAAGCGAAGTGCCAGCGGGCTGATTGGGAGCGGCAAGTGCTCTCTAGTGAGCAAAAGGCCGACCACAAGACCGACCACGAGCCGCGTTGTGATTGTGGCTGGCTTTTCGAAATTTGCGACTACCCGACCTGCCCGTGCGCCCGGGTGACCGATGATCCTATCACCGGCACGGCGTCAACCTGAACCAAATCTGCGAACGCGAAGGAGCGGGAAATGAGCAAAGAACTTTTCATCGCCGCGCATGAGGAACTGATCGAGCGGTATCTCGAACGGCATCCGAATGCGACCGAGGCCGAGGCTTACGACCGGACTGCGGATGGCGCTTACGACCGCATGACGGACAACCTTGCGGACATGGCTGACCATCTGCGTCGGCGCGCCAAGGACGAGTGGCGCTAACTGATCGGTGGGACTGACAATGTTTTGCGGCACCCTTGGAATACTAATTCTACTTCCGATTTGGATGGCACTCATTGCGTTGCCCTGGTGGGCCATGTGGTACTGCTATGATTGAAGCGGCGATTAGGGAACGCGAACACCGATGATCCCGCGTGCGGCCTCATGAACTGCACGTACCTGGACGATAAATGCAGAGGGCGGTTGGGATTGGTCTGGGGCCGCCACCAATTCAGCAGGTTGCGAACGCGAAGGAGCGGGAAATGAGCGAGGCCAACTACGAAATCACGGTCAGGGCCGCTCCCTATAGCGACGGGAGTGGATACGCCGCTAAGGCCGTCATCACGCCAGGCGACGATGGCGAGGCTGCGGTGCAGATCGATGTCACATACCGCATCACAGCAGAACAGTGGTCGGAGCTGAAGCAGGTGATCGACGACGCGCTTGGCCTGTCGAACAAATTCGTAAACGCGCGAGCCGCGTGAGCGAACGCTTAAACCACGAACAACGCTGAGGTCTGAGATGGACATCGTGAACGAGTTTTTCCATAAGCACTACCCGGCCGACTACGACACATCATGGGAGATGGACTATTGCGTCGGCGGTCCTGAGCGCCGCTACACGGGCGAAGCGGGGTTTGGTGCCAAGATATTCCCACACATGGTCTGCGCTGATGGCTTTGAGATGAGCGTACAGGGCCATTGGGGAGCGTACAGCCGACCGCGCGGCGACTTCGAGCGCCACTATGCGTCTGTCGAAGTTGGCTACCCGAGTGAGCGCGAGGAATTGCTCATGCCCTACATCGATGGTGACTCCGATACCGACCCGACTCAAACCGTCTACGGCTACGTGCCGGTCGATGTTGTCGCGGAGGTCATCAAGAAGCACGGCGGACTGCGCGGTTAAACTTAGATTAATGCTGCACAGGAGGACGACATGGCTGAATACAAGGTCGAGATTAGCCACGACGAATATCTGAAAGCTCTCGCGCTTTTCACGATGGCACACGAGCACTACGTGAAGGCCGGAACCTTTAGTGAGGCCCTGAACAGGATCATCATGGTCGAATCCAAGAAATATCCCGGCGGCCATGTGGACGAGGCGATCTACTCCGATGATCGCGGGTCGGTCGAGGATTTCAACGAGGCGCTAAAGCGCGAAGGGATCAAGGTGAAAAATGCCGAGGAAGCGCAAGCCTAAACTCCCCTACGAGACGGCCACTAGCGGGGCCGCGGCGCGGAATGAAGAGACGGGATTGCGGACCAGGAGCACCAATTCAGAAAGGCCAGCGAGATGGGCATCAAATTTGTAGCACCGAGAAAATGGACCAAACGCGAGGACGACAACCTTCGTTGGTGGTTTCCTCGCGGGGGCTTTGAGGCCTGCGTGTCGCACAACAAGAAGCGAACTGGAACAGCGATTTACAATCGACTCCGGTTGCTTGGCCTAGTTTGTCGTCGCTGAGCTGCCATTAAGACAGGAGGCGGAGATGACCGACTGCACCACATGCAAGCACAATACCTACGGCGACAATCCCGACAAGCGGTGGGTCGATTGCTGCCACCCGAAGACGCTGGCGAAGAAGCCGCGTCCTGAGCCTGGCGAGCCGGTCTGGGTAAATCTGATGACGGCTGACATGCTCGCTCAGCAGGTGCGGGCAATGAACTTGGGCGAGTGCCCCACATACGAGGTGGCGTGAGTACTTGGTTCAGCGCGTGACAACCACGTACCGGCCTACGCTGCCACGCCGGAAGCAAGTGGCAGCATCATTCGGAGCTAGAACCCGATGAGCGCAGAAGCTGTAAAGCAGATGATCGACAAGGCGGCGAAAGCCGACAAGTCGGAGGATGCCCTGAGATTTTCTCAGGCTGCGTGTAATGCCGCCAATGCGATGTGCGCGCTGGCCAGCGAGAAGACGATCAAGCCGAACGAGTGATCTTCTGCCGCTCTCGGAAACGGGGGCGGCAGCCACACGCTTGTCGTGTCGGCAACGCGGAGGTCGAAATATGCCGACGAAGCTAGAGTGGAATTGAGAAATGTCGTGGTGGGAACTTTATAGGTACTGCGACGGCTTCTTCGGCTGGCAGTGGTACTTGGTCTTGGTTTGCAACGAACGCGGCGATCCCATCGCCTGAACACACGCTTAATGGGTAGAGAATGAACATGAAGCCCGCAGAATTTCCGAACGAACTGACCCAAGCAGCCTTTCGCGAAAACGAGTTGCTGGCCCGTATCGAGCGCCTGACGGCAGAGAACGAGAAACTTAGCGCGGCGCTGAAGCCGTTTGCAGATGCCGTCTATAATGACAACGGCGACATGACCATCACGCCGTGCGACAGGCAATTCTATGTGAAGGCGTATTTCACGCGCCGCACGCTTAAGGCCGCCCCATGACCCCCGCCGAACGCCTCCGCGCCGCGATCCACATGGAGAGCGCAGCCATCGCACCGCAGACCTCCCCGCTCCTTGAGGCGGCTAAGGAGGTGCTTGCGGAGAATGAGAAGATGCGCTTATTCCTTGGCGAGATCGCGGCGATGGGTCCGGCAGACGAAGAATGGGATGCCGACACACTTGCGGGGGCAGTCGCCGTGGCAAAGCGCGGGTTGGCGGTTCATCAGCAGTTAACACCGGAGAAGGAATAGGCCAGATGCTCGACGCGACGGAGAAAGCCGAGATTGAAATGCTGCGCGACATCAAAGCGACGCATGGCGGGTGGCGGCCGTGGAACGGATTTGCCGGTCGAGCGGAGCGCCTTGCCGCCCGTGGGCTGATCGTCAAGGCCGGCATTACGGCAATGCCACCGCACGTCTGCTATGTCATCACCGAAGCCGGTGAAAAAGCCTTGGCCGAGATAGCGGGCTAGCCCGCAAGGTTTTCATCACAACAACCTACCCCGCCACCCTGATCTCCACGCGCGTCCGGCCGTTCGCATCCCGCCCCACCATGTAGCGCACGGCGCCCTTGGTCGTGCCGAGATCCGGCCCGCGATACCAAACGCGCTTTTTCTTTCCCTCGACATACGCGGTCATCGGCCGGAATCCTAGGCGCTTCATATAGACGCCGTGGGTATTGGTGCGCAGGTTCGACCACGAGCACGCATCGACCAGGTCCGACGCGGTGACGAACGCGAGTCCCTCGCCACTGAACCATTCCGCGAACTTGATCTCGATGTCCGACTCGCCGCGCGCCGCTTCCTGGTGCTCGGCGGCAATGCCCCAAACCGACGCAGGCAGGTCGAACGACACGCCAGCGGTGTGGAGCGCGGCAGCCTCGCCGACGATCTGGCCAATGTTCGCGGACAGCCATTCAAGGTCGATCGCACTGTGAACTGCGACGGGCAGGAACCGGCGGTTGCCGGTGGGGTCCGTCAACGGCTCGTCGCCGTTCACCGTGCCGATGAAGATATTGCGCCGCGGGCGCGACGTGACGGCGCGAGCGTAAGCCGTGCGCCCTTCGTCGACTTGGCGGCTGACCATCGCCTTGACGACGTTGGCGTTGACGGAGCCGCGCATGCCCATTTCGCCAATCTCGGCGACGGTCTTGCCGGCGAGCGCCAGGACCAACTCTTTCGATTCTGCGCCGAGCAACACAGTGTCGGTGAACCAAGGGCTGGAGCGGGACAGAATGGTGGCAAGGGGCGTCACACCAAGGTCGGCGATGACCGCGGCCATTGTCGACTTGCCGGGGCCTTGCGGGCCGTGGAATACGGCCATCGTATCGTGCTTGGCGCCGGGTTCGCGCGCCCTGCGCACAAGGCCGCCCAGGATGTTGCGCGACACAGCTTGGTGATACGGGTCGCATTCGGTGTGGCAGGCGTGGGAAAGCCAAGTCGAGAGGCGCGGCTTGCGGTCCCAAGCGCGTTCGAGTTCGGTAAGGCGGTCCAGCACAGGGTCAACCGAATTCGCCACGGCCAGCGATATTAAGCTCTCCCAAAAGAACTCTTTCGCAGGCGTGAATCGCGTCTTGGTCCGGTTGGCGCGCGTGCGCAGACGGGCGATGATGAGGTCGTCGACATAGGTCCAGTCCGGAAAGCGCAGGTCATCAATGCCGCCCTGAATTTCCATTCGCTCCAGCCACGCGTTGTAGCGGATCGAGATGTTCAGGATATTGAGCAGGACGGCGACGTTGTCGCTGTTCGTGTTTTCAATCTGCCCCTTGGCATCGTAAATCCAGTCGTCTTGCTTGACGAACGCGCGCTCGACCCGATCAGCATACGCCGCCGCGGTGGTTTTGATGCGCGAGTCGGGCAGGGTGCAGCCGAGCGTGCGAATGCGCCGGCAGACACAGTCGAACGTGTCCTGGTGAACCAGCGATAGCAAGGCAAGGGCGTCGGTGTAGCGGCTGCCCTTGAACGACTTGGGGCTTTCGGCCGCGGCGAGGATGCGCGCGACAGCTTCCTTCAAGGGGCGATAGAGGCCGTGACCAGAGGCGGCGTCGGGCAGGGTGGGGGAGTCGGGATCCGCTGGCCGGGACGGCAGGTCGCGCGTGCTGGTCAGAAACTCGTCGAGGATCGGCGCGGCGATGTCGGTCAAGGCTTGCTGACCCGCTACCATCGGCATTGCTTGCGAACCGGGAGGAAGCGAGGCGCCGGCCGCCGCGGCGAGCTGTGCAACCTCGTTGAACATGGCGGCGGAGGACTTACGCACCTGGCCACGCCAGCCGGCGGCGTGGGCGCGCGACATAATCGAGTTGATGGTCATGCAGCCGGGGGACGGCTCGGCGGCGAACGACTGCCACTTGCTGTGTTCAATGTCTGGCGTCACGGTCTCGTTATGCGTCAACCGCCAGAGTTCGAGACCGTCGTCGCCGAATTCCAGTTTCGCGGCCATACCGGCGCCGACCCATGCGGTATAGTCGGCGAACTCGTCGCGCTCGGCGAGCCACGTAAAGAGGGCGGCGACGTCCGTGGCGTCGCGCGTGCCGACGTTGGCAGCGGGCGTGGTCGTTGCGCGGCGGGCACAGTGGCGGAGCAGGGCCTCGGGTGCGGGATGGGGCGGCGCGTCGGACAGGAGTAGGTAGGGACGTCCGTCATGGTGCGACCCGGCGGCGACCGCGAAGCCATTGCCGGCGCGAATATCCACGCAGCCAGCGGCCGGCGGCTGGCGCAGTTGGGTCGCGTCTGTGTCGACGGGGACCGCGAAATAGTCGTGCCATCCACCCGAGGCGGACTGGACGTGGGGTTGGTGCTTGGCGGGGTCGATGCCCCATTCGATAAAGAGGCGGCAGCGTTCCGCCCACGCGGCGTCGCGGCCGATTTTTTTAATATCCGTGTCGACGATGATGAGCCGCGAAGGGCCGGCGACCACGCCGAAATTGCAGTTATGGTCGCGAGACCAGGCGGCCCATTGCTCTGGCGATGCACTGTGGTCGTGCGCGAAGGAGGCAACGATACCGGTCGGGTTCTTTGACCCGGCGGGAATCGGAAATAGGGCGCACTTGTGCGCGCCATAGTAGGTGAGGGCGGCTTGCGTGGCTGTGGTCATGCGGCGAGCCGCGGCGGGGCTGGTACGTGCTGCACAAACGGGAGCGGCGAGACGGACGGCAATTTGACCAGTTCCCGTTTCGGAAATTCAGCGCACACAATTTCCACGGTCGGCGAAACTCCGTGCCACCCGTCCTTGTGGTAGTCGCAGTCAACACCGCATCCGTTGGTCAATTCAACGCCCGTCTGTTTGACAAAATCCAAATATTTGTCGTGTTTGCGCTCGGTAAAATGCTGCTTTCCGCTGAACTGAAACGGTGCTGACATCTGCGGAATGATGAAAACCCCGTAGTCCGCCAGGTCGGCGGCGATATCGATGACATGGTACTCGAACTCGGCGCCAGTGAATTGCGGTCCTTTGCGCCCGTTCCGCGCCGTCGAACCAAACGGCGGATTGGAAATTGCGACGTCAAACCGTCCGAGAATCAGGGCGGGGACGTCAAATACGTCGGCACAAATCCACGTTGCTTCCGGCAGAATCTTCCGCCCCACTGCGATATAGTCGGGATTCTTTTCGATGCAGACGATCGACGGCATTCGTTCGCCGAATCGGCAACGTGACCAGTGAGCAAAAGACAATGTGCCGATGCCGGCGCATAAATCGATGATGCGGTGCCCACAGACGTCGATCGCAAAGTCACCAGCCAACCCAGGCGGCGTAAAGAATGCACCGGCAGTGCTGTTGATGTGGGTCGCGGATTCTTGCCAGTTCTCGATAACGAACCAGCGTTCGTCGATGGTGAGGCTGTCTTTTGTCAGAACGTCGCACGCTTGCTGATGTGCCTTGGCGGCGGCTTTGCTTAGTTTTGCCACTACCACACATCCTCACTGAACAGCCACTTGCTTTGCATGGCCCCCACCACCAACTGCCCCGCCTGTTCCGCTACTCGCCTCCCTTCCTCCCGCGTCACAAACCGCCCCGCACTTGTCAGGAAGCCGGGCACCGCAAGCGTCGCCACGGGCAAGTGGCAGTGCCGCTTGGGCCTGGGTAGGGAAACGATGCGGCCCGAGGGGAGGCGGTGGGCGACGCACTCAATACGTTCGATAGACGCGTCCGATTCGGGATTGGTCCTGGCGGTCATTGCTTTGACGGCTCGCGTAGCAGTTCGTACTTGGTGACGGATGCGCTGCGCGGTCCCCAAACAGTCCAGATGCAATTGAAGTAGGGCGAGCCGGATCCGGTGAAGTCGGGACGAAAGCACATCGCATAGACCGCTTCCGGCACGCGGCGATTCCAGAGCGGGACGCGGCGCGCGGCGTGCCACAAGTTCGAGTTCAGCAGCATCGCGATAAACGGGACGTCCAGGTCCAGCGCGTGCTCGATGAACCGCGTCACCAGTTTGCCGAAAGGCGGGTTGGTGATGATGGCCTGCGCGCGGGATTGCGTGGTGGCGAGAAAATCCACGCCGCCTTCGCCATAACCGCGGTCAATCAAATCGGTGCCGATGACGCGATAGCCGGCGCGGGTGAGGGGCGTGGCAATTCCGCCATCGCCACACGCAGGCTCCCAAATCTGTGCCGGGAATTGGCGAATCTTCGGAATGAGCGCCAGCGTCGGCTCGGGCGGAGTCGGATAGAAGTCGTGCGCGCGCCGCTCGCCGCCGTTGTTTGCGGCTAGGAGGATGCCGTGGGTCATGCGGCGGCTCGACGTGGCTGTAGGACATCCGCCACCCGCTGCGCGGCGATCGTGAAGTAACCAAAGTCGCGCTCGATCCCGATGGCGCGGCGGCCGGTGTTGAGTGCCGCAATGGCGGTGGTGCCACTGCCGATACAGTTGTCGAGGACCAGGGCGCCGGGGTGCGTGTAAGTGCGGATCAGATATTCAAAGAGCGCAACGGGCTTTTGGGTGGGGTGGATACCAGTCTCGCGTTTAAAGAACTGAATGCTACGAGGATAACGAGTGCCGTCGTTCTGCGTCTGTATCTTGACCACATTGCCGGTTACGTCACCGCTGCTGCCTTTACCGCTGACGTAAGGTTTGCCGACGGTCATTTGCGGGTTGTAAGTCGGCGTCTCGCGATAAAATACGCAGGCGTCCTCGTGAACCTTCAGCGGCTGTTTCTTTGCGAGTAAAAAGTTGACGCCCTGTTCTTTTTCCCACACCCACGAATATCGGAATTCGCCGAGGTTCGAATGGATGAGCGCCGTGGTAAACGGCTGGCTCGCAGTGAGCACGATCGCTGCATTCGGCTTCGCAATGCGTCGGTACTGCGCCCACAGCGGCTCAAACGGGATGACCGAATCCCAAGCGCACGCAGTCGTTCCATACGGCAAGTCACAAAGAATCATATCCACGGACGCGGATGGCAGCGTGGCCATCACGTCGAGGCAGTCGCCTTGGATTAGCTTGACGGTGGGGGAGGGTGACTTTGCCAACTGCATCGTCAGCGCACAATACCGCGCTAACGGTGTATTGTCAACCTAACCGCAAAGTGAAAGGGGCGGCCCTATATCTAGTAGCCGCCCCCGTTTTAGGTCAATTCCTTGCGGATCGCTTTGATTACCTCGTCGGAAATCTTGACCCCCTGCTCGCGCAGTTTGGTTACGACTGTATCGATATAGCTGGTGGGGTGCCAACTCAGGCCATCCCGCTCCAGCTCTTTACTGAGCCTGGCATGGAGACCTTCGCGCACATCATAGCCGCGATCGGCTATGCCCTGTACGATTCGCGTAAGGTGCCGGGCCTGCTCGATCGTCGTGTCGGGATATTGGCCTACTGTGATGTTAGGGCGCGACGCTTCCAGTCTATATGTGGCGCTGAACGCCACTTCGCCGCTCGGATAGAGGATTGTCCGAAGGCCCGATTGGCGGTCATCGCCGATGTTGTAGCGTTTGCCGTTTCTCTTGGCTAATGCCGACATCTTCTCGATCAATTCTTTCGTGACCTTGCTCGGCCCGCTTGGCGGCGGAGGCGGAGGCGGCGATTTCTTACGACGTTTAACCCGGTAGATCATAGGTGCCCCATCGCTTGAGATATTCGATACGCAGTACATGACGCACTCCTGTTGAAATGCCCGCATAAGGCATACTAATCGGTTCCTCTACTTTTCGTTCCGAACGTGGTTGACAATTCTCACGACAGGTGTATTGTTTTGCACACCGAATTCTCAACCTTCAGGAGCGCGGATAATATGCCGTTCGTTTTCACTGTCAACCCAAAATCCGTAGATATTACATACGAGGTCGACACCGTTAAGGAGGGTATGGACATCCTCAACAGCGAGGAAATGGTCGAAGCCCGTCGCCAGATCGGTTCAGAAGACGCCGAATCAACCCCCGCCGCGGACAATACCACGGCGCCGCCGGCTGCGCCCGCCGCCGAGGCCCCCACGACCGCAAAGAAACGCGACCGTCCGGCCAAGAACCAGCCCGCCCCGGAAACTGCCACGGCTCCGCCGCCGGCTCCGATTCCGACTGCCGCCCCGACGCCGCCTGTGCCCCCGGTCCCGCCACTGGTCACGGCGCCCGCTGTCGACGATGGCTCGATCCCGCCGTTCCTGAAGCGTGACGGGGCGGCGGCTGTGCCTGCCCCTGTTGCCCCGCCGCCGGCGCCGTCCATCACACTCGGCCCCAAGATTCGCGCGCATATCGAGGCGCAGGCCGGTGACGATGCGACCAAGAAACAGTACCTCGACTGGCTCGCGTCGCCGGGCATCGGCCTGGTCATCCCAAACGTCAGTTGGGACGAGGCGATGGGCGTCCTGCAATACACGACCGACGCGCAGTGCGGCGGCGTGGCCAAGGCGCTCGGCGTTTCGTAGTTGACAGTGCGCGTGTAGGGTGTAGTGTAAGCGGGTCGCCTCGGTGGGGCGGCCCGTAGCACTAGAGGAGAGGCGCAATGCCAACGTACACTGCGAAGCCGCCGACCGAGCAGCAAAAGGCGCAATGTCAGTTATGCCGCGACGGATGGGCGCGCGTTACGTCATCGCAAGGCGGTCACGCTTTCCACGAACTGCCCGAGCCAGCCGGATCATTTCGGTGCGAGGTGCAGTGATGCTCTACCTCATCGAAGTCTCGCACCACGGCGGCGTCTATTTCCCCGAGCGGACCCTACACGACTGCACCAAGGCCGCGACCGTTCGCGCCGTCCGCTCCGAACCCAAGGACATCCGCCGTATCCTTTGCCTCGACCCCAACGGGCGTTGGCACGACGCCACGGTCGAGATTGCGCAGGCGATCTTGGACGATCTGGACCGCGAGCCGCATTTGGACCTGCAGAACTTTTTGGAGAATGCGTTGGGGTGCCGGGTCGTTGCGTCGGTGTTGAGGGAAATGGAGTTTGCATGACACACGCCGAACGAAGTCATGCAATTTGGGCGCCGAGCATGGGCGACCGTTGGGCCGAGGAGGGCGGATGCACCGCCGCACCCTTGGCCATTGCCCAACTACCCGAACAGGAATCCGGCGAAGCGGCACAAAAAGGCACCGCCGCGCACGAGGAAATCGAGCGTTGCTTTGGCGCATTGAACGGCGAATTCGTTGACCCCGCCACGATGCCGATTGAGCCCGTGGACCCGGATCACCCGTCCGCCTACGGCGTGGCGCTGATGATCGCGTATGTGCGCGGCTTGCCACCGGGGCGCATATGGGTTGAGAAGCGCGTTCACCTGACCAAGCACATTCACGGCACGCCAGACGTTCGCCACTGGCACGAGGAGTCCGCGACCCTCACTGTTCCCGACTACAAAGACGGGTTCATCGGCGTGGACGCTATGAGCGCGCAGTTTCGCATCTACGCGGCGGGTGCAATCTGGCCGCTCGACGAGCCGGGTTTGCCTGCGAAATGGGTCCGGTACGCCTGCGTTCAACCGAATGATTTTCGTCCAGGGCCGCGCGTAAAGCAGGATGTCGAAAGCATCGACGCGCTCTACGCTTGGATACAGCGCGTGGCGGCGATTCCAAACGGGCCTTATGAATTCCGACCCGGCGAACACTGCCGCTATTGCCCCTTGTTCGGGCGATGCGAGCCGACGCGCGACTTGCTGGCGCACCTTGGCGTCGCCATGCAGCACACACCGGACGAAGTGCCGGCCGCCACGCGGGCCACGTTCTTGACGTTGCAAAAGCCGATCGAAGATTGGTTTAAGGGCGCGTCGAAAGCTTGGACCAAGGACGCGATGGCCGGCAAGGCCGCGCCCGGTCTTAAACTGGTGCAAACGATGAAGCACCGCGCGTGGAAGAATGAAGCGGAGGCGCGGCGCCTGATCCTGGAAAAGTTCGGCCCCGATGCGCTCGACGTGCCGACGCCGGCGAGTGTGGAGAAGTTGGGCCTCGACGTGGCGGCGCTGACCGAGCGGCCGGACGGTGGCCCCGCGCTGGCATTTGCGTCGGACAAGCGCGCGGAGTGGCGGACCAAGTCGGCGTCGGAGATGTTCGCGGGAGTGACGGGGAAATGACCAAATATGCAGACGCCGATCTGGTTGCGTGTCACGCTGCCGGTATGACAGTCGATGAGGCGCACGCCCATCTAGACAGGCTTGCGCGTGTTGACCGCAACACACTAGCCCGCGCCATTTACGAGGCGATGCAGAAAAAGGCCAACGAGATCGAGCCGGGTCACATGGACGACGACGGGTGGGACCAGGAAGGCGAGGACGCGGAGAAGTGTCGCGAATGTTTCAGGGCGGGTGCGGACGCTGCTTTGGCGGCGTTGGTTGACAATACACCATAACAGGCGTATCGTGCCGCCCCATGCACGGCACCATTGTCGAACTGATTCTCCAAAACCTGATGTCGCTTTTCCCATTCGTGATGGTGAAAAGCTATCAGGAGGGGATACGCTGGACGCTCGGGCGGAACCCCAAGGCGATGCGCCCCGGCCCGCACTGGAAAATCTGGTTGCTGCATTCGTTCGACGTCTACGATATGTGCGACGACGTGATCGACCTGCCGGTGCAATCGGTCATCACCAAGGACGAAAAGCTCGTTTGTTTCTCGGTGAACATCGGGTTCCGGGTGGTCGACGTCGTGGCGCACGGCTGCAATGTGCAGGACTTCGTCGAAAGCACCGCCGGCCTTTCCATGACACACCTGGCGCAGCGGATCCGCGAAAAAGATTTGAAAGACCTGACCGAGCCGGGCGGTCTGCGCGACCTGGAAAAGTCGCTGGAAGGCACCTTGACCACGCGGATGAAGCGGTGGGGGACGGAGGTCTTTTCAGTCGGGTTCACCAATTTCGCCGAGGTGCCGCGGCAGATGCGGATATTCCTCGACAGCCACCGGAACGCCCATCCGCTCGCGGCCGTGGTCGGGCGTTGACAGTGCGCGGGAATGGTGTATAGTGGCCGGCATCGTAAACTTCGTACCCTTTGAACCCTAGGAAACCTGTCATGGCTCACAAGACCGTGCGTTCGCCTTCCTTCCATTCCCCGACCATCCGCGGCGCGTATTTCTACATCCACGAGAAGCGCACCAAGGACGGGTCCGGCGCTCCGATCCCCGCCGAAAATCAGAAATACGAATTCGTCGGCCTCATCCCCAAACTGTCCGGCGACGCGACCAAGTGCGCGAATTATCTCCTGTTCGCCAACGCGGCGATGGCGCTCGTCTCGCAGGTGCCCGAGTGGAACGGCCAGTGGCCCGCCGGCGCGAACTGGCCGGTCAAGGACGGCGACCAGAAAGCCGCGAAGTACCCGTGGATGGCGAACCATTGGGTTATCAATTTCAGCGGCAACCACGCGCCGAAGGTCGCCATGCTCCAGAACGGGCAGGTCACCGAGATTCCGGCGCGTCGGATCGGTACCACGGATGCGTACAAGTCCGGCGACTACTGCGTCGTGTCGACTTACGCATTCACCTACGACAACAAATCCAAGGGCGTGAAGTTCGACATGGAAGGCGTGCTGTTCGTCGGTGCCGGTGAAGCGATCGGCACGGCGCAGCGTTCGGCGGACCAAATCTTCGCGGGCGTCAACGCCGCCCCGGCTGGCCTGCCGATGCCCACGGCGCAGGGCTACGCGCAGCCTGGTCCGACTTCGGGCGCTCCGATGCCTCCGCGGCCCACTGCCGCCATGCCGCCTCCGGTTGCGGCGCCCCCGACCGCTCCCGCCGCGCCCACCTACGCAGCGCCTCCGATGCCACCGGCGGCTCCAGCCCTGCCGCCGTTCCCGCCGCGGTAACGCAACAACTATCTCGAACCGCGTTCTTGTTCCTCGCCACGCAGGCGTGGCCTGATCTTGCGGCAGGGATGGTGGCCCCGGCCGGTTCACGCCGG